TAACAATCTCAAGACCTTTTATGGCTTGTTCAGAGGTAAATGAACCACGAGTTGCCATAATCCATTCATCTTTGTAGTTGAAAAGAATACCCAAGGACCCATCCATCTTTTCTTGGATGTACACATAATCACTTTTTGTAGGTATCATACCCTTTCCAACAACCTCTTCATAGTTGAAAAACTTTTTGAATGGACGAACCATAACGGTTCCCGTGATGTCTTGAGTAATAAGACCTCGGCTTTGAACAGTTACCTCATCCCAAAGACCTTCGTACTGAACCTTTTCGGTATAGTTCCATATAGTCAATGGAAGGGTGGGATGAGTTTGTTTGTATAACAACCCATCTTCAAGATACCGATTAAGTGTCTCAATAGTCATTTTACAAACATAATCAATTTAAACTATTTGGAATATACAAAATCGTCGGGTTTTTTTTCTGAACATCTACCTCTGGATAACGCTCTTTAAACTTTTTGAGATTAAAGGGGGAGGCTATAATATGAAACCCAGCTCTAGTTCGGATGAAAGTCATCTCAACTTCCTTTCCAGTTTCATTCTGCAGTTCACTGATGTAACGACGCATTTCCTGATAGAAAGGAACATGGGCAAATCCATCAATTGAAATTCCATCGATATCGATAATCCATCGTTTTTCCAAAGTTTTCAGCTGACCCACAACAGAATCAAATAAGTGTTGCTGGCGATGTTGTCCGTTACGAATACGCTCAGCTAAAGCAACCAACATATTTAACGATACATCGTGGTGGCTTTGTTTTTGGACATGAATGTATGCCCTGGCTTTAAACATCTCGCAAAGTTCTTTAATCTCTTCATACCGCTTTTCAAGGTATTCAACACTTTCAACACAGTAGGTCTTAATAGTTCTGACAGATTGATGGTTAGACTTGTCAGTAGTCTGGTCTTTTTTACGCTTCAAAATATAAAGCATATAAAAGTCCCCCTCCTTTTCGAAGTTAAGCAGAGACTTGATTTGATGTAGGTTGTCAATCATAAAACAAAGGTATTAAAAAAATACTGAAATAAAAAAACCCCACTTTTTGAGATGGGGTTAAGTTGGTTACCTAATCTACAAACCTTTGTAGATTTGACGAATGATATCCTCATCATTCTGAGTCATAACCAGTCGAGACTGACGAATTTTTTCACAAATCACATCCCACTCTTGGTCTAAGATATTTGGAAGATTCACATCTTCATCAGTTTTTATCATGTGGGGCATAATGTGACCGTCTTCAATCAGAGCTTTAATGAGTTGTTTAATTTCTGAGGATGAACACTCACTTACAAACTCATCAGGGTCAATATCAATTTCAGCAACGAACTCAGGCATCGATTTTAGTGTGAAGGGTTAATTCTTTGGGAATGTTAACTGACTGCATAAGTCCGATGTAAAGGGGAATATACTTCCGATTGATGTAATCCGCCCGTGAAAATGCAAGTTGTAAGTTGTTTTCAACCACTGCTTGAACAAAACTACCACCTAAATATCCAACGTTCCATTTGGTACATAGGATACTTTCTCCGATGTTAAGAATGTGCTGATATTCATCATCACTTGGGGTGTAGCCATGTGTCAAGTACATTTCTCGACTACAGTAGTCCTCAACCAACTGACGAACCATTTGAATTTCTTGAGATTTTGTCATGATTTGTGTTTTTAATATTCAACTGTGTAAAACTACAACAAAACTTTCAATCCACCAAATTCTCTTCGAAATTAATTTTCTGTTGTTTTTTCTCATCAACAAATCCCTGAACACGCTTTCGAGCAACCTCAGTGTAATTTGGAGAAAGTTCAATTCCAATCCAACGACGGTCCAAAACTTCTGCGGCAACCAAACTAGTTCCACTACCTGCGAACGGGTCCAAAACAACATCATTCTTGTAAGTAAGAATCTTGATTGCTTTGGTGGGAATGTCCATCGAGAACGTCGCTTTGGTCATACTCTTAGTGTCGGCAAAGTAGTGCCATTGTCCAAATACCAAATCGATAAACTCTCGTTTTTGGTCCTCAGTGTAAACTTTCTTTTGTTTGATTACACCATTCTCATCTTCAACATCAACAAATTCGTTTGTCCATTGAGGTTGACCCTTGATTTTTTTGATGTGTTGTTTCTTATAAGCAAGAATAACACACTCTTTCGGGTTATAGATGTAGGGAGAACTCGGACTCATCCAACTTCCCCAAGCGGTGGTACGGCTACGGTGGGGTGATTCTTCCTCTAAGTCGACAATTCCAAAAAATTTGTATCCAATTTGTTTCATGGTTTGCCATACCTCACTAACCAAGAACACTCGTCCACCTTTTTCTTGACGGTTAATCTCATAGGGAATGTTCAAAGCAATACGTCCATCGTCCTTGAGGACTCGGTGAGCCTCGGTCATCCACTCTTTGGTGAACTTAAGATATTGCTCAGGAGTCATGTCATCATCGTGAACATCATATGCAATGTTAACACCGTAGGGAGGTGACGTAACAAGAAGGTCGACAGAGCCCTCAGGGATGGTTTTCATAACCTCAATACAATCTCCATTGAGGATTTTACCTGTAAAATTTTCAATCATTTTCTAAATTCGTTAATTAAACCTAGCACAAATATAAACAAAATAATTGGCCAACCAAAAAATATGAAACTGATTTCAATTAATTCTACCTTCTGATTGGTCAATAACATCAAGTGATGATAAATCATTGTAAAGATTAACCCCCACAATAAATAAAGAATCATTTTTGTGATTCTAAAAGTTCGATTTTTCTTTCCAAATACCAAAGAGCCTTTTTTAGGTCCTGAATTTCTTTATCAGTTTCTTTCTTTCCTGCTCTAGCAATGTACTTAAAAGTGTTGCCGAGATGAAAATCCATCTCAAGAGCTTCGATAACCTTGATGACTTCATATGTATTTTCTTTTCCAAATTGATAGTGGTCTGGATGATTGACCATTTCTTTATTCAAACTCATTTTTTAAAATTTGTGGTTTATACTTTTTTAGGAAATTATAACAAAAAACAATCATATCGTCAACTCGTTGACCTGGAGGTTGGGATTTTACCCAAAGTTCTAAGTTTTCTATCGAATTGTCATTTTTAACACCATTTTTATGGTGCACTTCTTCATTTGGTTCTAAATATCGACCTAAAACTTCTTCCATTACTAATCTATGTTCTAAAACATAACCAATAATATTATTAGGATGATTTGGAGCATATTTTTTCACATAACCAGCACGAGTAGTTATTTTACCACCTTTCCAATTATGGTTACTTTCACCTTTCCTAATACAACCACAAGATTTTTGACCTTTCATCAGAGAACTTGTTGCAGCAACAATGTGATTACCACAATCACATTCACACAACCAATGATTCAAATGTTTACCATTATTATGATGAACTCTCTTGATTGGTGTTAGTTTTCCAAATTTTACACCTTGAATATCAATTCTTTTTAAATTTGACATTGTTTCTTTTACAAAACAACCACAAGATTTTGTTTGCCCATTTTTGAGAGCACTTGCCCTGACATCCCTGATTGTACCACAGTCACAAGAACATTTATAATATCTCTCCCCTTTTTTAGTTTCGAAATCAGATAAAGAAATTACAGTCCAATAATGGAACTTATCACCAGAATTCAAATCGATTTTTTTCATAATGTTTTTTTTATAAATACCACAACACTATGATTATTACGACAGACTACAAAAAGTTTGTCTATTTTTTAGTTATGATAGGACAATAATAGGTCTTCCAGTCAGGATGCCAATAGAACCAACCATTCGAAGTTTGTTTATCTGGCCCATCTATATTTTCCAATTGGATGGTTTCAAAGTCAATTTGACAGATAGGTGACAAAATGTCATAGTGTTCTCTAGTCATATGAAGACCCTCCTCATCACCTCTTGGGTTGTTAAAAAAGGATAGTACCCCATCTTTGTTCAACATGTTGGGAGCGTTTCTTATAAAGTCATAAATTTGTTCATCCCAAGTATCAATGTAAATCCCATCAAATTTGGGAAGGTATTTCAAAAACCACTGCCAATCACCGTGGAGGATTTTGACGTGGGGTTTCAAATGCCAACCGTCATCCATCATTTTGGTAAAGACATCCAAGTGTGGTTCGATAATCCAATGCTCAGTGTTGGGATATTTTTCGATTTCAGTATCGATGATTCCCATACCGAATCCCACGTTGAGTACTCTCCCTCCGTTTCGTGTAATTACTTTGGCCGCCTGTTCCATGATAGGACGTTCCCATTCCATCATAACCGCTTGTCCTGTTTCATCCATCAATCTACCATCTTCGGTATATGTCAGGATTTGTTGAATATAAGGTTTGTTCATCATTCGTGACCGAGACTGTCAATTGTTCTCTCTTCAACAGAATAATCATGACCTCCCAAATAAGAAAGAGCTTGTTTGGCTTTTTCTAAATCGATTTTAGCTGTCATGTTGTGATTAATCTTGTCAATTTGTAGTGCAAAATCCAAAGCTTCTGAGATTACTCTAACAATTTTATAGGGGTCTCCGTTTGATGCTGGACGACGGTCTTCGACATAACCCTTCCATTCTTTGGAGGTTGCTAAAGGAACTCTGATAGATGCTCCTCGGTCGGACACTCCCCAACTGAAAGTATCAATCGATTGGGTTTCATGTTTACCAGTAAGACGAAGTGCGTTTTCTGAACCGTAGTTTTGAATATGCTCTTGGTGGCGACTATCAAACGCTCTGAAAATGTTGTTAAAATATTCCTCACCACCTTCGTCTCTCATCTTTTTGTTCGAGAAGTTACAATGGAGTCCTGAACCATTCCAATCTCCTTGGACAGGTTTGGGGTGGAACTCAATTTTGAATCCATATTCTTCGCTCATCTGAAGAAGGATGTAACGAGCCATCCATAGGTCATCACCAGCCTTTAGTTTTCCTTGACTAAACACTTGGAACTCCCATTGACCAAGTAATACCTCCGCATTTGTTCCTGTGATATCAATACCCGCTTTAATACACATCTCCATGTGGTTGTCAACAAATTCTCGACCATGAACTTGACCGTTTCCAACTCCGCAGTAATACTTACCTTGGGGTTCAGGGTATCCGTTCTTTGGAAATCCAAGTGGACGACCGTTTTGGTAGATGGTGTATTCTTGCTCAAATCCAAACCAAAGGTCTTCTTCTTCAAACCCAACATCTGCACGAGTATTAGATTCATGTGGAGTACCGTCAGGATACAAAACCTCACAAAGCACAAAATACGATTTCAAATAACCTTTATTGAGGATGTTATCATACATTCTGACAGGTTTCAAAATACAATCCGAAAACTTACCTTCCGCTTGACGAGTTGAAGAACCGTCGAAACTCCATTCAGGACAATCGTCCAAAGAAACTCTACCCTCGGCATTTTTAATGTTTATTACTTTAACCTTACTTCTAAGGTTTGGCTCAGGGGTATAACCATCGAGCCACACATATTCTAATTTAATTTTCATAGTAATTCAAAATAAAATTTACCCAACTTGAGGGACTTCTTATATCCGTTTCTAACAGAAAACAAAGGTTGTGTTGTGACTGAGACTCCTCGACCAAAAAATCTTAGCCAAGTTGTCCCTTTAGAAATTGAGAAAGCAAAAATAGGTAAACGAAAAATTCGTATCGAAACCGCCAAATGACTTCTATTCATCACTCTATGAATTCTTACGAACATAATACTCCTTTCCCATCAAACTTTCTTCGACCAAATCATCATCAATCAACTTTTTTATTACTCTGTTAGTGACATCATGTTCCTGTTTAAGAATATAACGAGCAATGTAACTGATATGAACAGGTTGACTTAATTTACTCATTAAAGTCTTTAACGTGATTTGGTCGATTTCCATTAGTCTTGTTTTTTTGATTTTTTTTTCGGTTTTTCCTCGACAACAACTTCAGATACTTCCCCTTTTCTTTCCGACTTCCAAAGTGATTTACTCACAAAATTCCAAGAACCTGTTGATACTTTCAAATCAGCTTCTTTGTCCTCAACTCGAGCGATGAAACCTTTTTTATAACTGTTGTTATCCTTGGTGGCTTGAATGCATTTCATATTAATCAATTATTTCTTTTTCAAAGATATTAAACAATTCCTCATCCGTCAAACCTGAAAGGTAAGATTCGTAAACTCTGTGAGAAAAATTATCAGTAAAAACAAAAACGTCACCTTTTTTTAAGAATGAGGTTAAGGTTCTGTTGACAAGATGTCTGACGGTTTGTTCTTTGTTGAGGTATAGTTTAGAAATTCCCATACCCAAATCTACGAAACAAATTTGGTATTATCAAAGTAAACCAAGTTTTTTGGGTGGACGGATTGAAGAATGTATGAAACAATTTTTCTCTTAATCATCGGAATCAATGTTTCATTCATAGGAAACTTATTATTACTGATGACCTCGAATAATGGTAATTTTCGTGTTTCCTCATTATCCCCCCATGATGAAGTCTCCAAACAAATATCAAAAACTCTGAGTCCTTGAGGGTTACCCTCCCAAATTAGGTCCATATAAAGTTTGGAGTCTTTAGTAGATTTTTTCAAATGAAATTCCCACAAGATAATTTTTTTTGTTTCTTTATTAGGGAGAAATACAAATCCTCGACCTGAGTTGTAGTTTTTTCTATTTTTCTTAAGTGATACGTGAGTTGACTCAAATACAATCGACCAAATTGATTTACCGATATTAAATGTATCTAAGAGGCGGTTACCCGAAAAAACAATTGTCTTTTCGATTTCATCAAACTCCTCCTCAGTTAAATTAGTTATTCTCTTGGGTTGGAGTTCCTTGATTAGGATTTCATCATCAGGGAATTCCAATTTTTTGTTTGTCATTAATAAAACTCGTTCTTTCATCAAAGATTGAAGATTTGCCAAATGCAAAGAGAGTTCCACAAAATCAGGATAAATTTCAAAGTTCTCGAAATTCTTTTCACACTTTTGAATGTAATCCAAAACAGTGTATTTGTTGTATTCAAAATCTATTGGCTGAGAGAACATCCATTCAGGGTCCAATTTGAATTGTTGTCTTTTCTTTCTAGCCATACATCAAAAATAACATAAATTAATTTTTATTCAACTCGCACTATAAAATATGTCTCACCATCAAAATCAACCTCATCCACATTTCCATCATATGTAGAAACAGAACCGTAACCATCGTGTCTAATGATGTCGTCAATTAAACCGCTTACATCAACAAAGTTTTTATAATCTAACTCTAAATTATCTAAAGCGGATATAGGATTTTCTTTAGCATAATCAGTGTATTCCTCTATCTTTTCTTCAATCTTTTCATCAGGAAAATCACCCTCAGGATTTTCAGTAAGTTCATCCATTTCTTCTATAAGATTATCCATGACACTTTCGATTTTCCTTATAACCTCCATAATTTGGTCTTTTCTATCCTCATTTTTTTCAACCCCACGAGCCCTTGATAACTCGAAAGTCCTTTCTTGCAATTGGTCGTATCGTTTTTTGTAACCTTGATACCTCTTTTTTTGTTCATCCGATAACTCCCTTTCCTCATCATCCAAGTAATTCTCAGGTTCGTTATAGATACTCTCGTTGTAATACTCTTCAATATAATTAACAACTTGGTCTTCATTGATGTTCTGTTCAATCAACCAACTCGGAAATGAATCCAAAGAAGTATATTCAAGATATTCTTCCAAACTTTCTCTTGTGGCATCTTCAATTTCAGACTCACCCCCTATTGCGTAACTATGGCCTAATTTTTCAATATTAAATTTTTGAAGGTGTCCATAATATCTGTCAATATCTGGCTCTAAATCATATACATCAGAAAAATAATTATACTCTTCGAGTTGCTCTTGAAGTTGACTTATCTGAGTTTCTAATTTTGTGGAGGGATTATCCTCAAATTCCGTTTCTAACTCTAAAATCTTTGCTCTGAGATTATCGATAAGTTCCTTGGTTTCTTCATCAGCCACCTCCAAAAGTTTTTCGTCAACCAAAAAATTGAATAAAGCGTTTGCTAAAATTGTCTGTTCATCTTTTTCAGAACTCAAATCCCAAACTTTTTTGTACCTTCTTAAATCGTTACCTATCATTTTTCTTTTGATTATATTTGATAAATACCAGAAGAATTCTATATTTATTAATATAAACTTCAAAAGGTAAAATAATATGGGTTGTGGATGTAAAAACAAAGGAAACCAAACACCTGAGCAGAGAGCCCAAGCCGCCGCCGCTCAACGTGTAACAGTTCAAGAGAACGTAAAAGATGCCATCAAAAAAACGGTAGAGAAATACTATAATAAAAAATAAATTAAGTTTACGGTCTCATTTAAAGGGGGTGGAGAAATCTACCCCCTTTTGTATTTATAAGATATGAGTAAGTACGAATACCTTTTAGAAAAATTTAACGAAGGTGACTTAGAAGAAATGTTAACTCCTTTACGGGGAAATATATTACCAATCATTTCTTTAATTGACCGAGGAGGATTGTTAGATGAAATCAATTTGAGTGAAATTTCGAACCGTGAATACCACAACGATGTGTATTCCTACATTGCTGAGAAATATCCCAAAAAATTTCAATCGATGATACTAGATTTATTTTCTGGTGAAATTTCCTTGGAAGATGATGGCAGAGTATTTCTAACTTTGGGAGACAGTGGAGATTTATCGGAGTTGTTTTGTGATGGGTACAGAAATAGTCTTAGTCAAAAAAGTATAAGAGCAATTTTGGATGGGGAAAATGATTGGGGACGTTTCGATACGACCACAGTTAATGTTTATCGAGACGTTATTGAAGATTTAAGCCCAAAAAACCAACAAATATTATATCAAAGAATCCTTAATGATTTCCAAGAAGAAACTGAAAAGATTCTCCCTGAAACAGAATTACTTGAGGAAATTGCCCAAGAGCAAGGTCATAATGATTTTGTTGAACTGACTGAAGGAAATATTTCTCGAATTTTTTCCGATGAAGACAGTGCGCTTTCTGTGTTAGGTATATTAAAAAATTTGGAGTCTGACTTATACTCTGTTCATAGCAGTGCATATAATTCTGCGTATGAGAGTGAGCTATATCAAGAAGTAATGGACTCCATGAGTTACTTTTTTGTCGGTAATGGTGATTGGGTTTCTAAGACCTCACCTAAAGACCCAACAAAAACTCAATACCTTTTCAATATTGAAGTAAATGACTACTATGGTCTCATGAAAAAATATTTCGATGAAATGAGAAGGGAAGAGGACGACCACACTGTAGACTATCAGGGTACTTTTATGAACGTACTCTTAGATGGTATGTATATGGACGTATATGATTGTATTTCAGTTTATGTTTCTGACTATGCTGATTGGAGCAAGGTCAAGGAAAATATCGATGATATGTTCTCAGATTACATTTAGACTAACAGTCCATTCTGTCTAGCTTTCTCCAAAACTTTTTCAGCCCTAATTTCTAAATCAGAAATATTTTTTTCCTGTTCCTTGATTGCTTCGATACAGAGTGCAACAATTTCGTTGTAACGAACACCAAAAAACTTATCGTCGAATTGATACACGACTTCAGGAACAAATGGTAACAGTTCTTGAGCAATAAAACCAACATCTTTGAGTCCATCTGTTCTATTACTAACTGAATTTTTCCAATTGTATTCAACACCACGGATACTTAGAACAGTCTGAAGGGCATTTTCCAAAGGTTCTATATTAGTCTTCAGCCTTACATCTGATGGACCAGGGGGTCCTGGTGCCCCCTGAGGTCCTTTTGTACCTTGAGCACCTGTGGCACCTGTTGCTCCAGGGACGCCTGTATCTACAGGAGTCCCCTGAGACCCTTGGAATCCTTGACCTCCTTGAGCCCCTTGTGAACCTGTGGCACCTGGAGCTCCTTGGAATCCTTGACCTCCTTGGGCTCCTTGTGCGCCAAGAGCACCTGAGGCACTAACCGAACCTTGAAATCCTTGTCCTCCCTGAGCACCCTGAGCTCCTTGGTTACCGCCACCACCAGTTGCACCCTGAAACCCTTGACCTCCTTGAGCACCCTGAGCTCCTTGTCCACCTTTAATACCTTGAGACCCTTGTGGACCATTGGGTCCCTGAACACCTTGAGAACCTATAGCACCCGTTGCTCCTGCGGCTCCTTGAAATCCTTGTCCTCCCTGTGCACCCTGAGCTCCTTGGCCGCCTCCTCCACCAGTTGCACCTTGGAATCCTTGTCCACCTTGGGCACCCTGAGCACCTTGCCCTCCTTTAATACCTTGGGCACCTTGTACACCACCGGGTCCTTGAGCACCTTGAACCCCACCTCCACCAGTTGCACCTTGAGCACCCTGAAAACCTTGCCCTCCTTGAGAACCCTGAGCTCCTTCTCCTCCCGTAGCACCAGTTGCTCCTTGAAAACCTTGGCCACCTTGAGCTCCTTGAGCACCTGTACCGGGTTGTACACCCTGAGCCCCTTGAAAACCTTGTGGGCCACCGGCTCCTTGAGAACCTGTGGCTCCCGCGGCACCTTGTGAACCTTGGAAACCTTGTGCACCCACGGCACCCTGTGTACCTTGTGCACCCGTGTTTCCTGTTGCCCCTTGAAAACCTTGTCCTCCTTGAGCGCCTTGAGCACCTTGTCCACCTTTAATACCTTGAGCACCTTGAAATCCTTGAGGTCCTCCGGCTCCCTGTGAACCTTGTGCACCGGTATTTCCTGTAGCCCCTTGAAAGCCTTGTCCTCCTTGAGCCCCTTGTGAACCTGTGGCACCTGCAGCCCCTTGTGAACCCTGAAATCCTTGAGCACCAACCGCTCCCTGACTACCAGTTGCACCTTGCGCACCTTGTGGACCTTGGAATCCCTGACCCCCCTGAGCACCTTGTGAGCCCGTTGCACCCTGTGCGCCTTGTACACCCTGAAAACCTTGTCCTCCTTGAGCACCTTGAACACCTTGAGCCCCATTTGCGCCGATGATTCCCTGAAATCCTTGTCCACCTTGTGCGCCTTGTGCACCATCCGCACCTGAATTTGGACCCCCTTCACCACCTCCGTTGAGTCCCTGAAATCCTTGTCCACCTTGTGCCCCTTGAGAACCTTGACCTCCTGTTGCACCTGTCGCACCTTGAAAACCTTGTCCTCCTTGTGCCCCTTGAGAACCTTGACCTCCTGTAGCACCTTGAGCACCTTGAAATCCTTGCCCTCCTGTAGCACCTTGAACACCGGTTGCTCCTTGGGCTCCTTGGGGACCTTGGAATCCTTGACCACCTTGAGCACCTTGGGCTCCTGTGTCACCTTGTAAACCTATACCACCTTGAAATCCCTGGCCTCCTTGAGCACCTTGAGCACCTTGGGCTCCTTGAGCACCTTGACCTCCTTGAAATCCTTGACCACCTTGAGCCCCCTGTGCTCCCTGAGCACCCTCTAAAACACCCTCGGATACACCACTAAGTCCTTGAAACCCTTGACCACCTTGGGCACCTTGAGCGCCTTGTCCTCCTGTAGCACCTGTTGCACCCTGAAATCCTTGTCCTCCTTGGGCCCCTTGAGCACCTTGACCACCTGTAGCACCTTGAGCT